GTAAGGCCGTGGCATGGCGCCGACCTGCAGCGGCTGATCAATCGCCGCGTCACCGTCTCGTTCTCGATCTACCTGAGCGGCTCCGGCACTGCTGGCACCGCCCCGCAGTTCGGGGACTTCCTGGTGAGCTGCGCCATGGTCGAAACGCTGGTAGCAGCGACCAGCGCCACCTACGCTCTGGCGGGCCTGCAGACTGCCCTGAAGTCCGTGACGATGCGCTGGTATGCCGATGGCATGCTCCACCAGGTAGCCGGTGCCCGCGCCACCTGGACCCTGAGCGCCAACGCTGGAGAGTTCGCCACCCTCAACATTGAGGCCACCGGGATCTATTCCATCCCGACCAAGACCTCGCTGATCAGCCCCACGTTTGCCAACCAGGCCGCACCGCTTGAGGTGAGCGCCACAAATACCCCCACGGTGAACATCAACTCCGTGGCCAACTGCATGGCAGCGTTTGAGCTCAACCTCGGCAATGCCGTGGAGTACGAAAGCTATGCCGGCTGCGTCACCCAGCTCGCCATCAATGACCGCGTGCCCGAGGGCAGCATCGAGATCGAATCAAAGATCATCGGCTCCAGCACCGGCGAGCAGGATTTCTACACTCTGTTTACCGCCGGCACGCTGGTGCCGATCACCTGGACCCATGGCACCGTCGCAGGTAATATCTGCACGCTCACCATGGCGAACTGCCAGCTCATGGAACCCACCTTGAGTGATCGCAATGGCAAACAGTTCATGACCATCCCGTTCATGCCGATCACCACCGACGGCACTTCTGAGATCTCCCTCGCGTTTACCTGATGGCTTTCGTACTCAAGCAGTCCACTTCCTACAAGTGGCCGATTAAGCTGATCATCCCCACCGATGGCGGCCGGCAGGAGACCCACACCTTTGATGGTGAGTTCAAGCGCCTTCCGCAGTCGCGGCTTAATGAAGTGATGAAGCTAGCCCGCGACGTAGAACGCGGCCGGGCGGATGCTGACGAGGTAGAAGACCAAGGCCTGGCGCGTGAGCTGCTGATCGGCTGGAGCGGCGTGGTAGACGACGCTGGCAAGGAAGTCCCATTCAGTGAGTCGGCCATGACCCAACTGGTTGAAATTCCTATGGTTGCCGGTCAGGTGATCAAGCACTTCTTTGAATCAATCAAATCAGAAAAGGAGCCTGGCAAAAGAAAAAACTTCTGAGCATCGCCGAGCACTGGTTTGCTGGTGACGGTGATGCAAGCAAGCTAAGGGAGCAGGCCGAGGCGCTGGGCATTGAATCGTTGCCAGAGGGCTACCTGACCGCGCCAGACTGCGACGTGTGGCCCGAGCACTGGAACGTGCTGGAGCTGTTTCTGCTGTGCCAGGACCAGTGGCGGATTGCAGGCGAATCATTCCTCGGCATCGACCTAGGGGTGGTGCTGCAAGTGGCGGATGCCTACGCTGTAAAGAACAAGCGGCAACTGGTGGAGGACGTGCAGGTGATCGCCAGGCGCGCGGCTGAGCTGCTCAATGCAGAACGGAGGAAGAGCTGATGGCGATGAACATGGACGCCATCCTGCGGATCAAGGCCGCCGTGTCGGGGGTCAGCGATGTCCGCCAGATGCAGAACAGCTTGGAGGGCATCCGCAAGTCTGCAGGCGAAACTACCAAGGAACTACGCAAGACGCGAGAGGAAGCTCAGTCCTGGCGGGATTCAGCGCTGAAGATCGCAGCGGTTGGTGCATCACTGACCGTTGCAGCTAAGGCTGCGATTGATTTTGAATCGTCAGTGGCAGATGTTCGGAAGGTGGTCAGCGGGCTTGAGACGCCTCAAGCGCTAGAGGACATCAGGCAGGAGATCCTGGAGCTCAGCAGGCAGATGCCAATCACGGCGGCAGGCTTTGCTGAGATCTATGCAGCAGCAGGCCAAAGCGGCATCGCTAGGGGAGAACTGCAGGAATTTGCGGTCTTGGTGGGCAAGGTCGCCACAGCCTTCGACATGACAGCCGCGGATGCAGGCCAATCGCTGGCACAGATGAAGGTGGCTCTGGGCCTGACCAATAAGGAAGTCGGCGAGCTGGCCGATTCGATGAACCACCTCAGCAACAACACCGGATCGACTGCGGCGAACCTGGTTGAATTCATCTCCCGCGCTGGCGCTGCCGGCAAGATCGCTGGGCTCAGCGGGCAGGAAACTGCAGCGTTCGGCGCTGCCATGATTCAAGCCGGTGTGCAGACCGAGGTAGCCGCCACCAGCTTCAACATCATGTTGAAGGCCCTGTCAGCCGGCACCAACATGACCGAGCGGCAGACCACGGCGCTGAACCGGCTTGGGTACGCCTATCAGCCTGCAGTGGTGGCCACCCGCGATTACACCAGGGAAGCCGAAGCGCAAAGCCGTGATCGGCTGGCGACCGCTCGGGATGAGTCGGATCAGCGGCTGGAGATCCTGCGCAACGAAACCGACAGGATGACCCGCGAGATTGATCGCCGCTACCGGCAGATCAAGCAGCAGCTTGAGGACCAGTGGGAGGATGAGCGCGACGCCAGGGATCAGGCCATGGCACAAGCCAGCAGGCAGGCGAGCAAGGCCATGCAGCGCGAGCAGCAGCGCGAGCAGCAGGCCTTGAATGATCGCTACGACGAATTGCTGAAGCGCGAGACAGCGCGGCTTGAGGGGCGCACTGATGCCATGGTGGACGCTGAGCGCGAAGCGATACGCAAGCGGAACCGCGACGCACGCCAGCAGGAAATGCAGGCACTGGAAGACCGCTATGAATCTAGGCGCGAAGCCCTAGACCAGCAGCAACGCGAAGAGCAAAAGATGCTGCGGCGAGCTGATCGCGACAAACAGCAACAGGTGATTGATGGGTTGCAATCGCGGCAGGAAGCAGAAGATGCGGCTGCTAAGTCACAGCTAAATGAAGCAGAAAAAATAGAAAGCAAGATTATTGCAACACTAGAAGAAAGTGAAAAGCTAAAGATAGAAGTAATACGGCAAAATCAAAAAGAGATTGAAGCCGAGCAAAAGAAGCAGGCTGAAGCGCTTGCCGATGCTTGGAAGCTGAGCTTTGCCGAACGACTGCAAAAAGACGGCTCGACTTTCTTGACCGAGATACTGGGCAAGATTGCAACGCTTCCAAGAGGTGAGCAGTTGTCGGTGCTAACAAGCCTGTTCGGCGAAGAGGCCAGGGGGCTGGCGCCGCTGCTGGGGAACCTGAATGAACTGCAACGGGTGCTAGGGCTGGCCGCCGACAGGACCGCGGCCGCTGGCTCAGTATCGAGAGAGTTTGAGGAAAGAGCCAGGACAGTTGCCAATCAAATGGTAATCTTTGCCAACAGCGTCAACGAATTAAAGATTGCGTTTGGTGATGCGTTGATGCCGACGATTACCGCACTTTTGCCACTATTAACAAAAATGTTCATTGGTTTGGCGGATATTACAAAAGCTACGCATGGCCTAATTACTTTTATCGCTCAAGCGGTTGGACTTAAGACAATACTCTCACCCGCAATAACTGCAGCTTTGCTTCTCGCATCTACCATTGGTGGCATCTTTTCGCTGGTAACGCTGGCGAGGTGGGGGGCTGCGCTGAAGATTTTGGCCTTCTTGCCAGGCCCACTGCGACTGGTGGCGGCTGCCTTCGGCGTGATGGTTTTGGCCGCCAGTCCTCTAGGCCCAATCATCAATGCAATCGTAATCGGCATTACAGCAATTCAGGCAATTAAGTTTGCTGGTGGCATTATTGCAGGAATTGTAAAAATAACAGGAGTCTTCCTAGGCTTCCTAGGATTCCTGAAGGTGACGATCGCCCCATTCCTGATCGCCTTCTTCTCTGGCCCTGCAGGCTGGACGGTGCTGGCCGTGGCTGCCGTGGTGGCGATGGCCATTGCCTTCCGCAAGCCGATCGGCGATTTCCTCAAATGGCTGCCGGGAGCATTCAGCAGCGCTTGGTCAACCGTAAGCAATGGCATCGCAAGGACATGGAACAATTTGGTCCGATCAATGGGTGATGCATTCAATGGATTCCTGCAGGGGATCCGCAACAGCATTAATGCGGTCAGCGGCCAGGTGAACCGCCTAATCAGGGCATTTAACCGGCTCAACGGCCCCCAGATTCCCCAGATCCCTCAGTTCGCCCAAGGTGGCTTCGTCACTCGCCCAACCCTGGCGATGATCGGTGAAGGCGGCGAGCCTGAATACGTGGTTCCCCGGTCCAAGGCGATGACTTTCGCCAACAACATCGTGTCGGGACGCCGCGGCAATCAGGCCCTGTCGGCGCCACCCGGCCGGGCGATGGCGGGCTCCACCGCTGGATCCTCCTTCACCCCCTCAGGCCCTTCAGGCCCCATCGCCATCAACATCCAAACCGGCCCGGTGGTCGAGATGAACGGCCAGCGTTATGTGAGCTATGACGACCTGGAGCGCGCCATGCGCGTCACTGCTGACGGGGTGATCGGCCGTCTGCGCACGCCATACGCCAGGCAGGCGCTGGGTCGATGAGTAGAGCACAGAGCCAGTACCTGCGGATCTTCGATGCGACCGGCACCACCCGGCATCGCTGGCAGAGCTACTACGCCTATCGGCCCGTGCAGTGGGCAGGCGAGACCTGGGATTACCAGGCCTTCGTGGCGGATGGATTCACCGCTGGCGTAAGCGGCGATGAAACCAACGTGAGCGTCAGTGCACCAGCGACGCCGGTGGTATCGGAATCTTTCGAGCGGGCAATCCTCAATGGCGAATTCGTGGAGATGCTGCTCTATGAATTCAATGCCGGATCAGGCAACCTCAACCCCCAGAGCGGCCAGACGCTGATCGGCAGCTACACCGGCCAAGCCGTAGGAGGCACTG